TATCGCCTACTCGCATTACTTCACCAGTGGTATCATGGGTCGGCCAGTCAGCAGTGCCAAGCTGATGTTATCCAAGAAACACATGAGCTGTGTGATGGGTCACGTTCAGGATAGAGACATTGCCTTTGCCAACAGAGCAGACATGAAGCCTATGATTGGATTGTTTGCCGGGATCTTCTATCAGCATGACGAGGACTACCTGACAGCACAGACCAACAGTAGCTGGCGCGGTGTATGGATGCTACACGAAGTAGATGATGGGCAGTGTGACGAGATGCCTGTGTCACTTAACTATTTGAGGAAGAAGTATGAGCTACCTAAATAAGCAAGAAGGCGGCAGCCACTATATGCAGGAGATACAGCCAATCGAGTACATCTACAAGAATAAGCTCGGCTATATTGAAGGCAACGTGGTCAAGTACATCACCCGACACCGTGACAAGAATGGTGCTGAGGATATTCGCAAGGTCATACACTACTGCGAGATGCTGCTAGAGATGGAATACGACGAGAAATAAATACCTGAATATGCTATAATCGGGGTATGAAACAAGACAGTCTACTATCCCGAATCGGAGTCTCTGGCTACAACAAGCCTAAGAGAACACCCAAACACGCCACCAAATCTCACGTTGTGGTCGCCAAGGAAGGTGATAAGGTTAAGACTATACGCTATGGTCAGCAAGGCGTATCAGGTGCAGGTGCCAACCCCAAGACAGCCAAGCAAAAGGCTCGTCGCAAATCCTTCAAAGCTCGTCACCGTAAGAACATCGCCAAAGGCAAGATGTCTGCTGCGTACTGGGCTAACAGAACTAAGTGGTGATCCCATGCCAGGTATGAAACAGGGCATGACTCGCCCAGATGGAACTAAAAAATCTAATCGCGGTTATCTTGGACAAGTTAAGAGAGATGATGGCGGAGTTATGACTGAGTTCTCCATAGGTGTTGAGATGGGTGGGCAGGAAGTCTTAATACCTAGCCTAGTACCAACACTAAGTAAAGAACAGATTGAGACCCTGCGAACACTCCCTGAAGGTCAGCCAATCCCAAGAGAAATAATTGTCAAAGCAGTTGACCATGCTAGGCCGCTATTACAGCAGGGCAAGAGTCCATTCTACCAAGACAAGAAAAAAAATAAGCCTTTAATTAAAGCTGCTCCTGAGAGTGCAAAGAAAAAACCAAAGAGTCTAATACAATGAAAGGTCTATACGCAAACATCCATGCCAAACGTAAGCGCATCAAAGCAGGTAGCTCTGAGAAAATGAGAAAGCCTGGAGCTAAGGGTGCGCCCACAGCTAAGGCATTTAAAGAATCTAAGAAGACCAGCAAGAGTTTACTAAGCTAAGGATTTGGGTACTGTAGCGCCTTATATCCGGACATTCTTAAACTAATATGTCCAGATAACTAGCCTGAAATCTCCCGATTAGTAAGTCCAGATAACCTGCACTGTGTCACGCACATCTACATGGATAAAGTTAATGCCAGAAAAGAAAACCACAATCTCCGATCTTATTAGCCAGCAGATGAATAAGCAGATGGGCCAGCCTACGCAACAACCTGCTCCTGTTCCAATGAGCGAGCCAGATAACATTCAGACATCAGGGGTGGGGCAAGTATTCAGTGACAACATCAAGCTGCTCGAAGGCGACTACGAACACGATGATACCCAAGACATCCGTACAAAGCCCTACGGTATTGCTATGCATCAAAAGCCTAACAGGGATTGGCACGCAAAGGCTCTAGCTGAATACAATAAGGGAAGAGAGAAGCCTTCAAAACAACTGCCAAAAGAGCAATACTTTGAGAAAGCTCAAGAACTGATGATGGAGGGTGAGGCTTCTTATAGGTCAGCAGTTGAAGGGTATGACACTCTAGACAGTAAGCAACAGTTTATGCTGTTGAGTGCCAAGTATAACACTGGCGACACCTACAAGTCGTTAGGCAGGCTGCTAGTTGCGTACAACAAAGAGCCAAGCTCGGACAAGCTACCTGAAATATATCTCAATGCGCGAAGAACACAGAAGGACAAGTCGGGAAAGGCTTCTTACGATGAAGGGCTGGATAACAGGGCATTGAAGGAACTCTACATTAGCGGAATGTTTGACCCGCAAAACAAAGAGCATAGGGCTGTAGTTAAAAAGTCACTGCCTCTAGCCAACCCCAAAACAATTAACTCATCATGGCCTGCATTAGAGACAAGCCCCGCAAAGCCCAAGGGTTCCATTTTGTCAGACAGGAACCGAAGGACTAAGGCGAGGAGTTTGATCTAGTGTATTTCTGTAGTGAAGTAGGCGTTAATTAGTTCTGACTTAGCGACTTCCATGCTGTATAGAATATCAGGGTCTTCCATGTTAGATACGATCTGTATCTGATCATCGCTCACACCTATTACTATAATAGTATCGTACTCGTCACATAGCTCTGATAGGTCTGGTCGCAAGTTAGTAACTTTGCCCATTGTTATTGCCCCGATTGCTCTGTAAGTAATGTCTCTTCGACGACAGGCTCTACCGTAGGAGTCTCTTCTACAGCCTCCTCTTCTACAATCTCTTCCTCTACAATCTCTTCTTCTACAATCTCTTCTTCTACAACCGCCTCCTCAACAACTGCTTCCTCAACAGCCACTTCTACAGGAGCTTCTACAGCCACTTCTACAGGAGCTTCTACAATTTCTACAACTTCTACAATTTCTACAACTTCTACAACTTCTACAACTTCTACAACAACTGCTTCTGCAAAAACTTCTTCTACATATGCGTGGTTTTCAAAAGTCGGTATAACAACAGACTCTTCTACAGTTACATTCTCTTCATCAATGCCGCAAGCAGCAAGTACCAATACAAAAGGAATTAAATATTTCATGTGTCACCTATATTCTTAATTAATGGATTTTGATTTCTCATAAGTTCTGAGACTCCCTAATCCTAACATACCACACAGAATTGGCAACATAGTAGAGGTATCTGCTTGAGGTATTGTGACATCGAAGGCTGCCGCGAGTGGAGAGATCAGGAAGTTTACTGCGAACCCTGCAACACACACCCAACCTGTAGCTGGTCGCCATCCTGCTTGGAACCAGTTGCCTGCTGCTTCTGCTTTGTTGACTGCGATCTGAGCCAGTGCGATTTCCTGCGCGTGGCGTTCAGACATTGTTGCAATCTCATGGGCGATCTTTTGCTTGGTGTCCGCATCTGGTATCCATTTGTCTAAGAGTTTAGTAACAGGCTTTATAAGCAGATCAATCATTACTTACCCCTAAATCCTTGCACAGTTTCTGACTCCCAGATTCTTAAACCTAACCAGACTATTGTAAACAGCGATGCTACAGGAGGCAACCATGCTGCCAGTGCTAATACTCCGGTTGATGCTGCTGCTATATCCATTGCTTCCTTTGTCTCTTCGACCATGATAGTTCTCGTTGATTAGTGATTAAAGTAATGCGTCTGTAGTAGACACATATTCTGTTTTAGCTGACCATACCGTAGCCGGAGTAGCCGCAGTTCCATGCACCCTTAGCAGTAAATCGCCCTCGTATGCTATGAAACTTGCACCACCCCAGGAGGCGGCTCCACTACTTGTAATGGCGTACTCAGTTGCTGTACTACCTACTTGTGCTAAGGTAATAACTACAACAGGTTCTCCTTCTATTATAACTGTTTCTCTTGATACCTTAAACAACCCTGTAATCTTATAGGCTGCAAACTCAGCGTCACCTTGTTTAGCTGTGACAGAGGCTGTTACTCTAACTGCTTGGTCAACAACACTTGTATTAAAAGTTTGAAGTGTAGTAACGGCATTGGTGTTAAGAGTCTTGGTTCGACTATCTCTTACTGTGACATTCTGATTGGGACTTACCGGACGAATAAACTGGCTTGTAACCTCGCCTTTATACTGGTTATTCTCTACCGTAATAGTATTGCAATCTGCAAACTCAACACCGTTCCCTGTAACATTGCTTAGAGTGTTGTTGGTAATTAATACATTACTTATCTCAGCGCCTGCGGTTACATACTGCCAAACAACTGAGCCGTCTGCAATTGCACTCCCTGTTCCAGTAGGGCCACCACCACTAGAGGCAGACGTTCCTGCTGTTGTACATTTATAGTTAATGCTGTTGTTTACAACCTTATCTCCTAAAGCAAAAGCGGTACTGGCAGTCCAATCAGTTTTAGCTTCAGCGATACTGCTTATCTTAATACCTTTCTTACAACCAGATATAGAATTGTTAGAGATGTTGTAGTTCTCGGTATCAGAATGCCCTTTAACGTGAATAGCAGCGAGGGGTTCATATACTCCCGCAGTGAAGGCGCTAACGTAGTCCCACTTAGCACTTCCGTCAACAATGTCAGTACCAGTTCCAGAAGGGCCGGTGCCGCTTGTATCTGCTCTTCCTGCCTGAGAGCATTTATAAACATTCCCACCGTTTGACCTCTTATTCCCTAAGATAACAAGTTCTCCTGCAAGCCAAGGAGTAGGAGACTCTAAGCCTGTGATATTGTTGCCCTGTACAATACAATTCGTACCACTCTGAATAACATTAATACCGTACTGGGAGCAGTGGTATATGTTGTTGTTACTAATATTACTATCATCATGTACGGCAGTATTACCATTAACGCCCCATCGGAACTTTTCAATGTTGTTGCCAGTCACATTAACGCAATCATTCTGGATTCTAATGCCAGAGCCAAAACCATTTACACCTTCTAATGTATTGCCAGTAACCGTTACGTTATATCCGTTATTTCTCTCTGTATCCCCACGGCCTCTACCCTTAACATTAATGCCATAGATTTGATTCACATTTAGTGTAGTGGTTCCGTCAGATAGCTTACCCATACCTGAGATACTGTTGCCAGTGATTGTAGAAAAACGAGCTTTAGTATAAACAGCCGCTGATTCCCCTGCGTAATAAAACTTAATATTGTTAGTTCCTACAGCAGGAGCAGTAGTAAACGTCAGTTGTTTTGTAGTTCCATTAAGAGTCCAAAGCGTAGTGTCGACGGTGTTTACTTGCTCAACATCTTTGCCACCGATTACAAGGTACAAGGTACACTGGCCTTCATTGAGTTTGGGTTCTGCCACAATAAATGTCTTGTTACTACCGTCACCACTGAAAGTCTCAAAAGTACCTGCCGCACCTATAGTATCAAATGTGTTGCCTGCAATAGCCACTTGCTTACCATAGATAAGCAGTACGTTACAGTCAGTACCTGACACAGTGCTAATATTTCTAAATGTGTTTCCTGTTATGGTAAAGTTTTTCCAGTTATCCTGATAAGCATAAGTGTTGTAGCCAACCCTAATTGGCTTGTCTGATACCAATGTATCAAAGTAGCAATCACTTACAGTAAATGTATTAACTGCGGTCTCAAGTGTGATGCCACCCCCACAGTTCTTTACAGTTACATTGTTTAAATGAAACCTATCGACAATAACTGGGTCAGTTCTTTCATTCTCAAAGACAAAAGCAAACTGCTCAAAGCCAACACCTGTAACGCTAACATCACTTAGGCACCTAACAAAAGTATCGACTTTGTTAAGTCCTTTAAATGTTCCAGTACCCCACATCTTGAGTGGAGTAGATCGAGCAACGGTAGTCCAGTTGGGGATGTAGTATGTGCCTTCTGGGACAAAAAGGTTGTCACCAGAGTTAAGTGCAGCAGTAATAGCAACACTGTCATCAGTCGCTCCATCGCCAACAGCACCAAAAAACTTAATGCTAACCAGGTCAGCAGATGAGTATAATTCGCCAGATACAGCAGTAGGCTCACCGCTATGGTTAAACTTTAAATACCTGTTTGCTCTAGCAGTGCTTAACGGAAGCTCCATGTTGGAAGATGGGTCGCGATCTTGCAAGCCCATAACCCTGCGGATGTCAGTCTGTAACTGATTCATCGCAACATAGCCTTTGTCCATATCACCATTTACATCAGATGCTAGGAAGTCCCCAGCATTCTGGTACTGAGTAGTACGGTCAATAGGCATAGCAAGAAAGATGCTAATCTCATCGCCAGCAGAAGCGCCTGAAGTAAGTGTAACATTGCCACCACCAGCCACACCTACATTAGACACCGCGTAGTTGTCGTTGAATGTCAGCACTGATCCGTTCTTCAATACCTTTATGTCGGTAGCAAGAAGGATTTGGAAAGTGTAAGCAAAAACTGTTTGATTATTGCCAGAAGAATAATCGTTTCTAGTGGTAGCTCCAGTGACAGGCATTTTTATTCCTCAATTATAACGCGAGTTAAAGACTGATCTGCCAATACATCAACAAACTTATTTTCTGTATCAACATAAAATGCAAGATCGCTTGCGACCATTGCTTCATACTCTTCTGTCTTAAAATGCCCAGAGCTTACCCAATACTTACGGAGTCCTTTCTTTGCTTCAATGTCAAAAAAGCCATCACCAATTAAAGCCTTGGCTGCACTTCTATTCTTATTGGCAACAATAATAGTAGCAAAAGTATTCATAAAGTTACCCCAGATTTTGTAGCCATATAAGATTCCATAGAAGCAATTTCATCAGCAGTTGATACGGTGTTGCGAATAACCAGACCATATATGTGACCGTTGAGTGGAAGACTTGCGCCGTTATTTCTGGAGCCTATATTGATAGCATGGTTGCCATAGTTGCCTGCGCCCTGATCCCCTGTTGGTGTTGCTTCTACAACTGCGTCAACTCGGAATGTTAGCTGATCCTCACTGATGTCACTTGTGCCAGACAGGACGCTAGTGTTTGGAGAGGTGTAGTCAGAAGCAGTACCATTTACAATGCTGTCTCCCTTAGAGCTGTAACGCCAGAGACTACCAGAACCAAATAGACGAAATGCGCCAGTGTTAGAGCTGATAGATGCAGACAATTCAGCAACAACTTGGTTTGCCGTTGTGGTTTTTCTTGCGCCTGAAAATACACTCATCTGGTCGCCACCAGTAAAATCAATAGCACTGGTAGCTAGACAATCATTTGCGCCATCAAACTCAAGATAGTACAAACTTCCAGCTTGACGCAAAGTAGGTCGCTTATCCGAGGTG